AACCCATTGGTTGTCAACGACTTAGGGGTTTAAACTAGATCGTAGTATTGAGGTGAGTAATCGACTTCACATTCTCGAGACTCAATTTCTAGCTCAACATCCTTGAGCTGATCCATAGCTGATTTTACTAGCTCAACAGGCGGGGTCATCGGAAATCCATTATCTCCGTAAGCTACAATCTCCTCGACCGAATTGAAGTAGCCGACCACATGAATCGCTGAAACTTGATCTCCATACAATTCTTCCTGCTCGTCTCTGTAGAAGGAACATCTCAAGAGCATTTCTTGGCAGTCGTCGTTTGAGATTGATGCGAAGAATGTATCTTCACTTGGGTCGATGTCGTCAATATTTATTTTGTTCATATCTAAAGGTAAGGGTAATCGCCCGTTTTGTCAAACTTTTTTTTTGCTCCATAAGTTGTTGTATATCAGGCACTTAGGACGCGCCGCGCGCCGTAAGTCGTTGGTTGTCAACAACTTACGGGCTTTTTTAGATTGCCACTAACAAAGGCGAGGGTGGCAATGATGCCTTGGTGCCATCATGACACTTGACAAACCAGTCGTTTTCGTTTATAGGCTCACCATCTAAACAAGCGCAGAAATTGACTTGATGAAAACCCATGTCTGTTATTCCGTTGACACGTTCACGCGTGGTCGGAGTGTTCCAACCTGCGAGGGTGGCAAACACTAGCCCGCTAGGGTCACGGCGCACAATCTCGTTGCCGTGCAGAAAGACAGATGTTCCGTCTGTCTCAGTATTACCAACTTTTTTAGAGTAGCCATTCAGAAAGGCTCTTTTTATTATTTCTGTTACTTTTCGCATATTGTTATTTTTTTATAATTATTATTAAGAGACCCACCAAGATTGGAAAAAAAATCATCTTGAGCAAATGGGTAATTTTATACCATACTTCTTTTTATGCTCTATTTGAGCATCGGAAGCAATGCGCATTGCTTGCGCAGGTCGCTTTGCATTATTTATCAACTTGCCAAAGAGTCGCACATTTAGCCACTCCTTGAAATTTGGGTTTCTGCTTATTGTTATCATACTAAGAATCTAAGCCTTTTTGCCTATGAAGTCAACACTATACCCCCCCTTTTTTTGAATTTCTCTAAAGCTCGCCTTGTCGGATAACGGAGGGGGGTGGGTTTCTTAAATCTCCCAGATTAGGCTAAAAGGATGCCCCAATCGAAATCCAAAAAAAATCGGCGGGGCTATTTCTTGGATATGTCTTCTAGTAAAACCTCAAAAACTTTCTCACAATTTTCGCCTTCAGATATTATTTCTGCTGGAGTTTTATTATCTAGCTTAGGGTTGCATGTCTTGAGCCACTGAGTTGCGTGGTATGCATTGAATTTCTTTGCTAAAGTATCTAGGATTTTATATTTTGAAGTTTCCATTTAAAAGTGTATAATAGATTATACACAATAAAGTGGCAATATCTATATATTAATATGGCAAAAGCAAAAGGAACCAACTCCCACCCAATACCAATAAGATTAAAAACGCCGCCCTTAACTAAGAAGCAGAAAGGGTTCCTCAAGATAGCCTTAAATGAAAAAACGAAGATTGTATTTATATCTGGACCAGCTGGGTCAACTAAAACCTTTATAGCAGTATATGCCGCGCTAAGGCAAATTATATCAAAAGATAGAGATTTGATATATGTTAGAACCGTCATAGAGAGTGCCGAAAAAAATCTAGGCTTCCTTCCTGGAGGCATAGAGGACAAGTTCAATCCCTACATGATGCCGCTAAACGATAAGCTTCATGAGTTGATTGAAGTAAGGGAAAGTCCATCTCCCATCGAAGAACTTGCTAAAAAAAATAAAATACAAGCCGTTCCTATAAATTACCTTAGAGGTGCAAGCTGGGCGGATAAGGTAATCATAGCGGATGAAGCTCAGAATTTCTCAGAAAAAGAATTAACGACATTAATTACAAGAATAGGTGAAAATTGCACTTTATTTATATGTGGTGACCCCAGTCAAAGTGATATTAATGGTAGGAGCGGATTTAATCCAATTAGAAAGTTGTTCGACGACGAGGAGAGCGAAAGCAAAGGAATACACAACTTTGTCTTTAACGAGGAGGATATCAAAAGAAGTGAAATATTAAAATTCATTATAAAAAAACTTAAAGGTAAGTGTACTAATTAAGTATGAAAGAATGGGGAGTAGAAATATTATCAGGTTTTTTTGGAATCTTAACGGCAATAGTAATGACTGTAGGGACGGCAATGTTATCAAGAAGAAAAAAACGAAAATGCGCAGTATCTCAGGATGTATCCCAGTCTACAAATATATATAAAGCGTTAAACTACTTAAGGGAGAGTGTCAACTCAGACAGGGCATACGTACTTCAGTTTCACAATGGAGGGTATTATTACTCTGGAAGAAGTCAGCAAAAATTTAGCTGCACCCACGAAGTTGTGGGAAGAGGAATAAGTGTTGAGAACATTAATTCTCAAGATTACAGGATATCAAGATACCACAAATATGTTCAAAAACTACTATCAGATGAGATTTATATATTAAATGATGTAGAAAAAGATTTTTCTGACCCTGTATTCTCCAGCCTATTGAAAATTAAGGGTGTAAAAAGCATAGTAAATGTGCCGATTGAAACTCTTAACGGAAAAGTCATAGGAATACTTGGTGTTGATTATGTAAAAGAGTCATTAAGCGAGAAAGAAGAAAATAGAATAAATAGTGTTAAGGATGTATTAAAAAAACAGTCGTATATAATTGCAGGTTATTTAGTTTAGTAGAAATTAATTAATTATTAATTAATATAATATATGAGCTCTATTTATTGTACCGAGTGCGGAACCAAAATTGAATACACAGGAAGCAAGCCTAAGTTTTGCAGTAATTGTGGAAGTTCGATCCCTGGAGGCACAACTCAAAATAAAAAAGAATCAAAATCGTCATTAAGCAGAAAACCTCAGGAGCATTCTATCGCAAGCGATAAAGAGGGTACAGATTACGAACATGTACCTAATGTTAGTAAGCTAGATTACGAAATTGAATACGGGGGCTCCTTTGGAAAAACGGCCAACTTGGTTGATTTACTAAATGAGCAAGAGCAAGCCAAAAAAAGAAATTAAAGTTAAGCTTCTTTATGAAGATTGCCATCTAATTATTGATGAGGAATTAACTAAAAGAAAAAATAGCTGGTTTTTAAATTCAGTAAACTGGATAGATTACGAGGATGTATGCCAAATTATACGCTTGCATTTGTTTAATAAATGGCATCAATGGGAACAAATAAGACCTCTAAAGCCTTGGCTTAATAAAATAATAAGTAATCAATTTAAAAATATATTAAGGAATTATTATACAAATTTTGCTAAACCTTGCATGAATTGCCCATTTAATAGGGGTAATGCAGAAGAGGCCTGTGGTTTCACAAAAAGCGAGAAACAGGATGAATCTTGCCCTCTGCTAGCAAAATGGCTAAGAACCAAAAGGTATGCCCACTATGTAAAGATAGCAGCACCAATGCCAGAAAATGAACACTCTATAGATTCATCTTTTTTAGAAAAAAATGATTTCATAGACTTTGATGAATGTATAAGAAGAATAAAAGTAAAGTTAAAGAAAAGAGTAAATATAAAACAATATGAATTATTCCATTTATTATTTATAGAAAACATAGATGAGGCTGAGGCGGCTAGAAGGGTTGGATACAAAAGCACAGAAGAAGGAAGAAAAGCAGGATATAAGCAGATAAAAAATACTAAAAAAATATTAAGAAAGATTATTATGGAAATAATAAAAGAAAGTGACCTTATATAATGAAATTATCAGAAGAACAAAAAGATTTAATTATTAATAATTATAAAAAAAATCCTGACTTAAGTTTCTTAACAAGATTAGTGTTTAATGATGACTCCCTAGATGGCCGCACGAAGGAGGGAAGGGCCGTAAGAGCCTTTTTAGCCAACAGCGAGATAGAGTATGACACTAAAGAGGTAAAGAAGAAAGGATTGCTTGATTTGACTGAACAGCAAAAAGAGTTTATTGAAAACCATGCAAAAGAAGGAATGAATAGCTTGCAGATAGCAAGGTTAATATTTTCTGCTGTAGCAGTGAATAACCTAGGTCAAGAGCAAAGAACAGTATTTGAGTACATGAAGGAGAACTTATCTCCTTATTTTTATGAAGAAACCAGGGCTACAGAGAAACATGTCCCCCCAGTTACTTTTGACGAAACAATAAAGAGGGTTAATAAATCCGCACAGCAAAGCCTAACAAAAGACAAAATTGGGGCAGAAGAAAGGGATTCTGTAAAAAAATTAACTAAATATTTATCATCCCCTAGGTACCTACAAGTAATTAATAATTACAGATCTCAAGATGATAGAGAATTATTTGAATCTGAGTTTATAAGAGCAACTTGGGACAAACCTGACTTAACAGCAGATGAGATTAATTTATATATTAATGTATGTGTTGATTATATTAATTTAAAAAATGTCTCTTCTCATATAGAAAAATTAAATATTATGTTTAATGAAATAGAAGATCAACAAGAAATGTCAGTAAGACTAGCTGAAATATTAAAAACTAAATCAGATGAATATGATAAGTGTGAAAAAAGGATGGAATCTTTAATTAAAAAATTAAATGGGGATCGGGCTATTAGATTAAAAGATAAAAGAGAAAGTGTGGCTTCTATTATTTCCCTTGTTAGAGGTTTTCAACTAGAAGAGGAGAGGCGTAACATGATTCGCCTAGCTATGCTTGAGAAAGAATCTGTAAGTGAAGAAATAGAAAGATTAGAAAACATGGATTCATGGAAAGCAAGAATTCTTGGAATAAGAAAGGAAGATATTTAATATATAATAATTAATTAATTAAAAACAATGAAATATGTAAAAATAAAAATAGGAGAGTATGATATAGAAAAAATTAAAGAAGTCTTTTCTAACGAAGATGATTTTAAACCTTCATGCCAAGAAGATTCTATTATTATAGAAATCATGAGGCAATGCATTAATGAAGATAATATCATTGATGAAGAAGAAGAAAAGGAATGCTGTGGAAAATATTCCTAAGCCATATATATATCTAGTATCAGAAGTATTAAAATACATTGATGGTGATACCATTGATGTAATTGTGGATTTGGGCTTTAAAACTTTTGTTAAAAAAAGAATTAGACTGGCTGGAATAAACACACCTGAAGTAAGAACAAGAAATAAAGAAGAAAAAAAGAAAGGCATAGCTGCACGAGAAAGGCTTCGGGAGCTTATCGAGGGTAGTGATAAGGATTTAATACTCATATCGCACGGTGTGGGCAAGTACGGGCGCGTATTGGGTGAATTAATATT